GTTACGCTTTCTGTTATTGTTACTGTTAAATCTGCCATATTTTTTTTAGTTTATATTGTATGTTATTTTTGGTGGTATTAATTGTATTGTTATTTTTCCGATTCTTATTTTAAGCATATGTCTGTTGCAGTTGGTATTTCGCAAGTATCGTAAGACCATTCAATTACAATAGGTAAGTTCAAAGTCCAACCTGCTAAAGTGTTATCAAATCGTTCTGTAAAAGGTTCTATTGTAAAATCATCTGTTGTAAAGTATCTTGCTTCCTGTCCTGCTGAAGCACTTGATAAATACAATGTGCTACCACTTTTGAAAGTCGCTATAATATCTAACATAATTGAAAGAGTGTCTGATAATACTTCTTGTTCGTTTTCGCTTTCGTCAGGTTCTACAACGTCAGCTATAACTAATTGAAAATTGTGTTGTAATTGTCCTTTGCTTGCGTTTACGTTAACTGTATTTATGTGAAACAAAGGAAATAAAGTATTCTTGTTTAGATCTATTTCCCAAATGTCACCTGTTGTTACTGCTTGTATTTGATAATGCTTTTCGCCTACGCACTTAATTGTATCAATTACATTGTTATACGTTTTGTACCTAATGCTATCTATTGCCATTTAATTTTACTTTTTGTGTTTCGTTTAAATCTATTTCGTAACATAACCACGTTAAAGCTTCCAACAAAGGTCTTTCAGTTATGAACTCTAATTTTGAAAAGTCACCACCTGTTAATCTATACATTACACCGAACCAACCCCATTTTTCACCGAATTCACTTTGTCCTGTATCTTCTTCATCTGTTCCATTAAATATGATGGCAAAGTCGTTGATAGTTCGTTCCCTAAAGTCCAAAAAAAAACTAACGCTTGTTGAACTTGTGATGCTGACATTTTCTTTCTAAACTTTTCAGCTCTTTCTCTACCGTCTTTGTATGCTGCAACTGAATACAACTTACCTTCCTTATTTGTTATCGGTCTAAACAGTACTGCCATTATCTTATGCATATTTTTGTCAATACCGTCTTTAATGTAATGTTCTATGTCCGCCCATTCACCTAAAGTTATTTCATCTAAATCAGGTAAAAATCCGTATTCAACTTCGTCTATTTCAAAAACCTTTTTTAACTTACCTTCTATTTGCAGCTTTGATAATCTTTCAAATATCGATGCTACATCTGACAAAGACATTTCTTCTACTAACTTAATAGGCAAAGTTGATAGTGCCTTAATTGTTTCTTTTGCTTCTTGTGTCTTTGACTTCTTTTTACCTACAACCAACTGTTGCCACTTCTCTAACGTTACTTCTTCCCAACTGTCAACAATGTTATAGGTTTTTAACTTTCCTTCCTTTTTAACTTTGACTTTCATATTTAATAATAGAAAATTTGGATATTTAGTTTAGAATTGTATATTTGCACCTTCATTACTTTGTTTTAGTTATAGAATTAGTCGTATCGCTAGGTGCGGCTTTTTCTTTTATTGTACAAAATATCTACCGTAGTTGTTATCAATTTCATAATACATTCTCATTGCTAAACTGTCTGAAAAGTCAGGTGACCTTCCTATTAAGTTTTTGACAACATCTTTTTGAATTATTTGTAACTTTGTATCTCTATCTGCGTTCTTACTTCTAACCTGTTCAAGTTCTTCAATGATGTATTGCTTAATCATTATGTCGTTAGTAGTTATTCCTATTTCGTTTTTGTTTATCTTTTCAGCAAGTTTGTAGTAGCATTGTGTTTTAAGGTTCTGATAGTTTTCGTTTTTCAAAGGTCTACTGTTGTTTACAAATCCTCTGCAACTCGGTAGCATATCAACTACACCACCACCTACACCGTCTTCGTCAATAATTATGTTAGCCCTTTTGACTTCGTTCTTAAATTGTAGATCTTCTATTGACTTTGCAACTTGTGTTATGCTTGACTTGTCATAAGATTGTATTTGTTCAACTTGTAATCCATTCCATAACATAATAACTGTTTTGTCCTGTCCGAATCTTGCTACGTCACAGGTAATAAACTTTTCGCCTAATTCTGCTTGATTGCTAAACAAATCAACTATACTGTCATATTGTATTAAGTTATCATCTGCAGCGTCATACTCCCAATTACCAAATAATAATCTTTGCTTTGTTAATTCGTCTAATGTTTCTAATTGTTTCTTATAGTACTTACTGATATACTCGTTGTCATCAACTAAACTTTGTATGAATTTCTTGTGTGGTTTTATAGTACCGTCTTTTGCAGGTCTGTAATACTGTGTGTAAGTCCAATTCTTTGACGGATTGCAAGTCATAATCATTTTAGGTATTATGTTGAATTCGTCTAACCTATACCTTAATCTACTCGCTACAATGTTCTTCGCCTTTTCTGTTATCTGATTTGCTTCATCTATAAACGCACCTGTTATTTCTAATGATCCTAAACTGTCAAAGTTTCTATCAGAAGGGTATAAGAATAAATCTTTGAGTATTATTTGACTTCCGTTAAAGAATGAAATTATATTTGTACCTGCATTAAAGTTGTAGTGTTTCCCTGCTTTAACATTCCACTTTTCGCATACCTCAAAGAATGTGTTTAATGTGGTCTTCTTTAAACTATCTAATTTAGATCTACCCATTAAGTATCTTGTCTTTGGATATTTTAAGCAAACTAATATTAACCAAGCACAACCAACCCACGACTTTCCGCCACCTGCAGCACCACCGAATAAAACTTCTGTTGTAGTCTTATCAAATAAGTACCTTATTGCCTGTGATTGTGTGGTTGTAAATTTAGTATCAATATTCAACTCCGTCAATGTTGACATTTATTTTTATAGGTTCTTCACCGCTTGTTATATCTAATTCTGATTTTTCTATGTAACCTCTTTTCTTTCCTTTTGTCTTTAAGTAGAAGATTGTAGCTGAAGTATTGCCGTCACTCATTTGAGAATGTAATTGACTTTCTGCAAAATCTAACGCAATATTCTCAATGTCTTTGACTTTCTTTGCAAAGTCCTCATCTTCTTTTAACCATTTGTAATAAGTGCTTCTTGCTACTCCTACTGACTTTACTGCAGTTGTCACTACGCCTAATGACTTTTCTAATGCGTCTAATACTGCTTCCTTTTTTATGTGTCTATTTTCGTCCATAATTAAAATATTTTTTTTATATTTGCCTATCAATAATTGACTTGGTCAAAAAAGATAGTCTAATTCTTGGTAAGTCTTAAAAGAACCGATACAATGTGTCGGTTTTTTTTATATACCTTTGAATGCTTTTAACGGATAGAATATTAAACTGTTTCTATAACCATTTTCGATTATTTGCTTAATCGGTGTAACTCCGTGTATATTTCGCCAAGCAGGATAAACTAACATTGAATTATCTGCTTGTTCAAATGTAGCGTTATAGTCAGGTACATTTAAGCAACCGCCTTTTGCATTATTTCTTTTTGTTAATATTATGTTTACTGTTCCTTCTATGTTTCCTGTATCTCTGTGGAATGGTGCTGATATGTTATAGTTTGAAATACTACTTGTAAATAAATTTCCGAATCTCCATTGTGTTTTTACATCTTCGAAAAGTTTTACTTGACTTTCGTGTAAGTGTGGTGTTAATTCTTTTAATACATTTTCAGCTTCCAAACAACAACCTAACATTGCTTTAATAAATATTTGTGCTTTTTTATCTCTATGAACTGAAGATATATTCGGATAAGGTCTTTGCATTACTGCTTTAGGTGCAATGCTACCTATAATTGTTGAATATTGTTCTACTCCGTTTGCTCTTGTCATTGTGCTTTTAGGAACATTATCACTTCTGAATTCATTATTTGCAACTGCTAAAAGTTTAGATAATTTTTCACTATATTCAGCAACGTCTTTTATATAGAATCCTATAATTTGTCCGTCATCTTCTAACAGACAATCTTCTTTTACATTCGGTTCATAGTAAGGACATTTGTCATTTACCTTTACATTGTGTTCTACTTTTTTAAGTTTTATTGTTTTCATAATTTAATAGTTAAATACATTTGTACATTTTGGAAACCAATTTGGTTGAAATTCTACATACTCTTGTGAATATGAATAATATTTTACATTTTCATAATTTGCTTTCATTATTTCTACAACACGCCTATACCTGTTAAGGTTTTTATCAACATCAAAACTCCATTCAAATACCAATTTTTTAGGAAATATATTCATATTTTCAAGTATTTCCATTTCCGCACCTTCTATGTCTATTTTGCAGCAATCATTTGTGTTCTTTATTACTTCTGAAAAATGAATACAATCTACGCTGAACTTTTCATTTCCCCAATTTTTATATAAACTATTTCGCCACACTTGCATATTGTTACCTACAAACATTGTCATTTGCTTTTTGTTGTTTCCTACAACTGCCTTCTGTATTATGTTAGCGTCAAAATTATTTACCTTTAAGTTCTTTTCAATCATTCTACAACTAAACGGATCAGGTTCATATATTTCAACTTTCGCACCTTTTGATAATACTGTCAATGCAAACGCACCTACATTGCCGCCTAAATCTAACCACCTTTCATTTTCTTTAATGTCAAAATATTTTCTTTGATAGGTTTTATTTACAATTACTTCGTTAAAAGTTTTCTCATCGCTTGTTCCTTCTCTTGCGTAAAATTTAATTCCATCGTGTTCTAATAATTTACTTTTCATTTTCATATCTTAATTTTTCTAATACCATACTGCCTACATCAATTCCTTTATTTCTAAAATTTGACAATAGGTTGTAAGCTTCTTCATAATCGTCTTTATTAAATTCTATTTGTATTGCCCTTTTTGATGAATTCATTTTATCAACTAATTCTTCT